CGCTCATAGATAAAAATGAAAAGGGGTGAAAGGGAAAAGGCGGGGTAGATCAGTGCTTCCAGCGGCGGTGGTCAATGATGCGGATGGTGACGGCCAGCGTCAAGACCGTCATGGTCAGGTAAAAGACGACAGGGCGCGTATCAACCAGCCCGGCGGAAAAGCGGTCCAGATGTTCCGAGCAGGACATGTAGTGGAAAATCCCCGCTGCGGGGAATTCCCCCCATACCACGGGAATAAGCCCCATGAAGAAAATCAGCACCAGCAGGCCGATGGTGATGATGCCGGAAATGATCTGGCTGCCCGTCAGGGACGAGGCGAAAATGCCGATGGCCGTGAACCAGGCGCCGACCAGCAGCAGGATGGCGTACGCCCCGGCCCAGTCCGCCAGGCGGTAGGGGAGGACCATGCCCGCATCATACCCGTAAATCCACTGCACGATCAGGTTGGACCAGTCCGCCAGAAGGGGGTACAGCAGCATGGGCAGCCACAGGATGATGTAAAAGGCGTATGCGGAGAAATATTTGCCCAGGACTACCTGCCATGTCTTGATGGGCGTGGTCAGCAGGGATTCCAGCGTTCCTGTCTTCTCTTCCTCCGCCAGGGAACGCATGGTAAGCAGCGGGAAAATGAACAGGAAATAAAACCAGAACATGGGGGAATGCAGGATGAAGAACAAAATGCCTTCCTTCTGCGGGGCCAGCTGGAACGCCTTCAGCGTGCCGGACAGGGAAACGCTCTGCAGGGCCATGACGAAGGCCAGGATGACCCATCCGTACGGGGTCATCACGTAGCTTCTGAGTTCTTTTCTGAAAATGGTAAGTACCGGAGACATGGGGAGAAAAGGAAAATGCGGGGTGGTGGATAGAGAGGGAGAAGAAACGGGCGGTTAATCTTTACGGGTCATTTCCACGAACACCTCTTCCAGGGTGGGGGTGTGGCGGTAAATATGGCGCAGGGGGCAGCCCTGTTCCGCAAGGAGGCGCGCGGCCTTCTCACGGGTATCCGTTCCGGCCTCCGCGCGTACGGTCAGCGTATGCCAGCCATCGGCGTCCGTGCCTTCATGGATGACCTTCTTCACGTGTTCCAGGCTTTCCAGCTTCTGCGTAATCAGCTCCAGATCCCCGCGGAACTCCAGCGTAATCTTGCCGGCGGCGCGGAGGTTGGCCGTCAGGTTAGAGGGGGTATCCGCTGCCTTGATGGTCCCCTGGTCAATGATGATGACCTTGTTGCAGATCATCTCCACCTCACTCAGAATATGGGTGGAAAGAATAATGGTGTGGTTGGCCGCCAGCCCCTTGATCAGCTCGCGTATCTGGCGTATCTGGTTAGGGTCCAGGCCGTTGGTGGGTTCGTCCAGAATCAGCAGGTCCGGTTCACCCAGCAGGGCGTCCGCCAGGCCCACGCGCTGTCGGTAGCCTTTGGAAAGGGTGCGGATCATCTTGCGGCGCACGGGGTCCAGGCCGCATTGCTCCACGACCTTGGAGACGGCGGGCCATATCTGCTTGGAAGAAATGCCTTTAAGCCTGGCGCGGAACTTCAGGTACTCCGTCACGCGCTGGTCGTCGTAAAGAGGCACGTGCTCCGGCAGGTAGCCCAGGTGCTTGCGCGCCTCCAGAGGATTTTTAACGATGTCGAATCCCGCAATCGTGGCGGTCCCGGAAGTGGGGGGCAGGTAGCCGGTCAGCATGCGTAAAGTCGTGGTCTTGCCTGCGCCGTTCGGCCCCAGGAACCCTACGATTTCCCCCTTTTCAATCTGGAAGGAGGCATTCTTTACCGCTTGAAAGCGGCCAAACTCTTTGGAAAGCTGGTCGGCGTGGATCATGGAATCAATGGGAACAGGGTGATTCTAATCCAAACCGCTCCCGTCTCAAGCTTATTCTCCCCTGTGCCGCGGAGACGCCGCCGCCGCTTGAAAAGCACCACATGCTGAAAAGGAACAGCGGCTGTTCCAACATTACTGGGGAAGGGCTGCCGGGAAGGAAAATCAATCCTTCAAATCCTCCTCCAGCCGCAGGACGATATCCCGCACGCGCACGTCCTCCTCCATGCGGGAGGCAACCAGCTTGTTGGCATGGATCACGGTGCCGTGGTCCCGGCCTCCGAAGGCCTGGCCGATATCCTTCAGGGAGCATTCCGTCAGGCGGCGGCTCAGGTACATGGCAATCTGCCGGGGAAAGGCGATGCTGTTGGGGCGGCGCTTGCCGGTCAGGTCGCTCACCTTGAGCTCGTAAAAATCCGCCACGCGCTTCTGGATGGAATCCACGGTCAGGATGCGGCTGGTTTCTTCCCGCAGGATATCGCGCAAAAGCTGCTCGATCTTGGCGATGTCCGGCATGTCCCCGGACAGGGAGGTAAAGGTGGCTACGCGGAGCAGGGCCCCTTCCAGGCGGCGCACGCTCTTCTGGATGCGGCTGGCGAGGAACTCCAGAATCTCGTCAGACACGTTCATGCCGGCCCGGTCGCGCTTGCTGCGCAGGATTTCCAGCCGGGCGTCATCATCCGGAAGATTCAACTCCACCGTAAGGCCGGACTCCAGGCGTGCCGCCAGACGGGAATCCAGGTTGGAAATATCGCATGCGGCGGCATCGGCGCAAATCACGATCGTTTTGTGGGCGTGGAATAGCTCGTCAAACGTATGCAGGAACTCTTCCACCGTCTTCTCCTTGCCGGAAATAAACTGCACGTCGTCCACCAGCAGGACGTCCGCCTTGCGGTACTTGCGGCGCAGCTTGGCGAAGCTCTGCCCGTTCTGGGTGCGGGACGCGTCAATAAACTCATTGGCGAACTGTTCGCCCGTGACGTACACCACATTCGCGGAGGAATCCTGGTGAAGCACCTCATGGCCGATGGCCTGGAGCAGGTGCGTTTTCCCCACGCCGGACTTCCCGTACAGGAAAAGGGGATTGAACAGGGCCCGTTCCGACTGGGCGATGGACAGCCCTGCCTGATAGGCAAAGCGGCTGTCTTCATAAACCACGAACGAATCGAACGTGTACAAATCATTCAGGCATGCCCGGGTTCCCTGGCTGCGCTGTTTTTTGGCCGGAGCGGCAGGGGAATCCTGCACCTGGGGCGTTTTGGAGCGGGAGGAAGCCTTTTGCGGCTGGCCTTCGGCGGCCGGCAGGGATGCCACCTCGTCCGCGCAGATGAACTTCACCTGGCGCTCCGTGCCCAGGGCCAGCATGGCGGCCTGCTTCAGCTCCGGCGTATAGCTGTTCTCCACCCAGAGGGCGGCCATGGGATCGTCACACACCAGCGTCAGCGTCTTTCCGGAATCCTCCAGGAGGGAAAACTTGGGAAACCACAATCCATACACCTCCGGAGACATGATTGTTTGCAGGGCTCCCGTGATCCTGGACCAGGTGGCTGACAATTCTGATGGTGGCGTCATTGTTGTGAAAATAAAAGATGTTGCTGGTTATAAATGGCTGTGAGGCCTTCCGTCTCGCTACGAGGCCGCCCGCGGATGGAACCGGAATGGGTTCATCCGCAGCCGTGACAGCTCGTGGCGTCCATCGGGATGGAGAAGGCGAACTCATCCGCTTTCAGCTCGACACCCCGGTCGACGGAAGCGCCAAAGTACTGATTTGCGCCTGAGGAAAAAATATCTTTTTGAAGCAGCGTGAGTCATCGTTCCGCGGCTCTACGTTCCACGGGGGTTCCACACCAAAAAATATTTTAGTCTTGCTTCCTTCAATAATTTAGTCCTCCTGAGTATATTCTTTGAATGACACTATAATTATTTTATTATCAGTGAATTACTACTTTGTTATTGGGGTGTGTGACGAAAAGGAAACAATTACGCCGCCGTAAATCAAGCACTTACAGGCACCGGACCAGAAGGTCCCGGAGAGGTTCCGAAAGGGGGCAGCCGGGATGGTTGACAAGAGGCGCCGGGAAACCTAACGTGGCTGCATCATGGAACAGATGGAACAAACCGGGGAAACATGCCATTCCCTCTGCCGGGGAAAATTTTTGGAGCTCTTGAAAGAAGGAAGGTGGGAATACGTGCGCCGGGTCAATGCCAATGGAGCCGTCATGATCGTGGCCGTGACGGAGGACGGCGAACTGCTGCTGGTGGAGGAATACCGGGTTCCCCTGCATGCCCTCACCATCGGACTGCCTGCGGGCATCTCCGGAGATGAAGGGGAGGAAAGCACATTGCAATCCGCCCGGCGTGAACTGGAAGAAGAAACGGGATACCGGGCGGATGCCTGGACGTACCTGTTCACGGGGCCTTCCTCCCCCGGATTGACCACGGAAATGGTATCCTTCTACCTGGCGGAAGGGCTGCACCAAATATCGGAAGGCGGCGGGGTGGCTCATGAAAACATCACCGTGCACCGCATTCCTCTTCCGCTGGTGCATGGCTGGCTGATGGACCAGACAGGGCAGGGAAAAGTGGTAGACCCGAAAATCTTCATGGGCCTCTATTTCCTGTCCCGCTCTGTAAATGGCGTGGGACTGGAGGAATAAGGACGCTCTGCGCCGCAAGTGTCCGGACGCAGGAAACGGCCTGGGCGGCAGGCTGTGTGAAACGGTTGGAGGAAAAGAACGATTCATCGTCAATGATTTTTCTGGATGGAGAAGCGGGCTGTCGTGATAAAATGCTCCTGACCCATAAAAAAATCTGGACATTCTTTCCAATCCGGGCTAAATATCTCCCCGCTTTCCAGCACCAACCACTTAACGGCAGGGTAGCTCAGTGGTAGAGCAGAGGACTCATAAGCCTTTGGTCGGGTGTTCAAATCACCTCCCTGCTACCATCTCCAAAGTCCCTTAAATCTAATGGTTTAAGGGACTTGCTATTTTAAGAGTATAGTTTCAAATCCATGCTAGAAAACCACGAAAAAGGGTATAATATGGTCAAAAAAGTATGCACAATTATGCACAGCTTGGTTGACGACTGGAAGCCCTCTCCGTGCACTTCACGCCCTGGCAAACCGTGGCGCGTTGTCATCCCTGCGCGGATCTCTCACACAGGGAAACAAACGTCGAAGTATTTCGCCACAAAGGGGGAAGCGGAAGGATTTATTGCGGAACAGATCCGCAATCTGAAACGTTTTGGAACGGTAAATGGAAAAAGCATTGATATTGATGCTTATAAATGGAACACGGTTGATGAAATACTGTCAGAAATAGGGGTTACACCTTTAGAGGCCGCCACTCATTACGTGGCACTTGTAAAGCGCGCGGGCTCGGTGGCAAAGCTGGGAACTTTGGTAGAAATGGGGCGCGGGGTGGCGCCGCCGGACGCGGATATGTCTCCCTCCCTCCGGGAGCTTGCCAGCACGGCAAGCACGGCCAAAGCGCACAATAGCCGCGTTACGGTCATATCCCGGAAAACGCGCCTGGGACGCCTGGAACGTCTCTGCCCGGATTTGGTGGCCAGACCGTGCGCGGCCATTACGCCGGCCATGATCCGGGACGCCCTGGACACGTGCCACGCCGGCCACCCCACAAGTTGGAACAACCTGAAGCGCGAGCTTTCCACCCTGTTTAACTTTGCCATCAAGCGCGGCTGGATCATTAAAAATCCTGTGGATCCCATTGATAAGCTGCCAGTGCAAGAAGCGGAAATAGTAGCGTTGACGCCGGATCAGTTGATCGCCTTGTTCCAGGCATGCACGCCGCCCCAGGAGATAGACAAGGCGGCGCCGGTCTATCAGCGGCGCGTGGCGGCCCAGGACACGATAGACTTACGCTTATATGTGGCCCTGGGGGCGTTTGCCGGCATCCGGCCATGGGAACTCACGCGGTTGACCTGGGAGGACATTTCCCTGGAGGACGGCGTTGTTTCCGTCCGGGCCAAGCATTCCAAGACGGGCGGCGCCCGCCATGTGACCATTCAGCCCGTGCTGAAGGCGTGGATCCAGGCATGCCGGCCACACAATGCCGGCCCGGAAGATCCCGTAATTAATCCGGCAGACCTGAAAACGCGCCTGTTTGCCCTCCGGAACCGCGCCGGCTACTCTCCGGAAAACCCCTGGCCGCATGATTGTTTGCGGCATTCATTTGCGTCCTATAGCATGAAGGCCGGGCATGATCTGAACCAGTTAAGCAATGACATGGGACATGTCGGAACTGCCTTGTTGAAAACGCGTTATCTTAACATGCGCGGACTGACGAAAGATTCCGCTGCCCGTTACTGGTCCCTTACTCCGGAATATCTGGCCACCTACAGCAAAAAATCCGGCCACACAGCTTGAACGGACAAAAAAAGGAGGATCCCGGAACGGAATCCCCCTTGAAGACGGCTTACATGCGCGGCTCGGAAAGAATCACTACATTATATTGTGAAGACACGGCATCTTCCCGGCGGCCGAACGTGAAGGCGCGGCCTGAACTGTCCACAAATTGACGGCCCTTGAGCTTCCGGAGTTGGTGCCCCATGCTCTGATTCTGGTTTTTGCCGCTGCAAATAATGTCCACCAGCCCCAGGCGCCCGGCTACCTCCATGACGGCTTCCACGGTGTAAAGGTGCGTCAGTTGAGCGTGCGGCCCTTCCGGGGGTTCCGGCTGGATTTGGTCCGCCAGGGCCATCAGGAGCCGTTCTAGGGCGTTCCCGCGCACGTCCCCCCCGTCCGTAGTAGCGGGACGTTTTGTGAAGGGGGAAATAAAGCCCGCCTGCATGACGATGGATCCCACCACTTCCGCAAAACCTTCAAAGGACGGCATGGCGGACGAGGGGCACACGGACGGGCATCCCTGCTCGTTCCAATGCCAGACGAGGGACCAAAGCGCCATAAGCATTTCCCGCCGCCATTGCGGGCGGCTGAATACTTTTTCCGTCAGCGGGTTCTGGATATTTTTGTCGATGGATTTGCAAGCGTCAAACAAGTCAATGATCATGCTGCGGCGCTCAATGTCCGGTGTAACCGTCAGGTTGTTCCCCGTGCTGATAATCTGCATGCGGTTGGCCCCGCAAAATTCCGTGTTGCCCCCTAAAACACGGTCAGAAATGGCCTCACTGGTGGCGTACTGGTTGAGCGTCGTGCTGCTTAAATTGATCAGGTCATCAATGAGGACATATGGCGCCCCGGAAATAAGCTTGGTAAACAAAAGCTTTTGAAGGGCAGCATCATCCTTCGGGAACGGCGTAGCATTAGGGATGCCGTAAATGGGGCCAAGCGCAAATTTGGCAAGCAACGTTTTACCCGTCCCCGGCTGGTTGCCAATAATCAAAATCATGGGCTGGCGCCCTATCAGATGGCGGCAAAACTGACCCAACATATACGCCATGAAGCAGGAGGCGGACCGGACGTGAGTAATGGGCCCAGCGGCCTTTTCGGCCCAGGGAAAGGAGTCCAGGGCCTTGTTCAGCGCCCGCAAAACGGCGGCCACCGGGTACACCTTGCTTGAATCCCATTCCACGGTTTCCGCGCTGTAGATGCGTGTGGCCGGATCATAACCGGCGGGCAGGATCCGGAGAAAGCGTTCCCCTTTTGGTCCCACCCCCCAGGCGGGAAGGCGCACGGGCATGATTTCCGTGATTTCCGGTACGGATGCCCGCAAGTAATCACTTGCAAGGATTTGATCCGCAAGGATTTTTCCGATACTCTCTACAGGTTTTTTTTCTCCGGCGGAAAACGTCATAAACTGTTCAATCCAAGTGGTGAACCGTCTAGCGTCCATGGGCCTTTTTTCCAATTCGGTGATTGTTTCCCCGTCCTGGTTTACACTTTTAATGGTGTTAATGGTGATAAATTCATCATGATAGCGGTACATTGCCCCGTAGGGCAGGTTATCCGCTACCGCCTGGGCGATCAGGCTCGCCATTTGATTGGTACGGATGTTAGGACGGCTATCCACCTGCACGGGCGCCGTTCCCAGGATTTGCGCGGTTGTCAGGTCACTCATTGTCCGGCCTTTCTGGTTTTACGGGCGGGCATGGTCAGGATTGGCACGCCTGGGACCGCGGCGGGGTTCAGGTAAAGGAGTTCTTGCAGCCGGGGCTTATCGTATTTGAAATATGTGCCGTTTTCACCGCTGGCGCCGTGCCTCATGCAGCCAGGGAGGCGGGACAATCTCACGGGCGTAATGGCCGCGGCATCCGCCCCCACGGAAGACAGGCGCAAGACGTATTCCGCCTTAATCGCATTGAATTCTTCCGGCGTGGCGGCGGAAACTTTGACCAGGGCATGGACGGATTTTCCGCCGCTGGTGTATACGGCAACGATTGGATCCGCGAGTTGCACCAGGATTTTCAGCCATACGTCCGCCGTTAAAACGTCACTTTCTAGGACCAGGTACGGAAAGGAGGTGCAGCACGCCGCATGCCGGCGCCCCGGCATCAAATTCCCCATGGCATCACGCTTGCCGGGATTCGGCTCCCATTTGCCCGTGATAGGAGCCGTTAAGTACCAGACGCCGGAATCTCCGCCAGCGGGCAGCCTGGGGGCTTTCACGGGCGCCACGCCGGGTTTCCGGCCCAGCTTGTAAGCGCCGTCCCCCACCACGTACATATATTGCCCCTGGGAGGCAAAAGCAGTGAACACCAGGATCCGGGATCCGGTGGGGTAAAGTTCATTCAGGAGCAATTCTCCACAGGCGCGGTTATTGTCCGGAATTTCCACTGGGCTATGACTCTTCAGCCAGTCAAACGTTATTTCTTCTTCCACCCTGGCCGCCAGGGCAAGGGCAAGATCTTCATTCAGGGCTTCCGCTTGCACTTTGCGCGCCTTCGGCGTGGCGGGCAAGGGGCGCTGGTATTTAGGCGTTGGCTTGCGGGTGCCGCGCGTTCCGCGTTCCTCTGCACTGATAGCCCGGTAAAGCACCCTCATAAAGTCATCACGGGCCCCCTGGCAGGAGTTATGAAAGCAATATTCATGCGGTTTTCCCTCACCGTCAAACCAGATCCGCCAGTCCCGCGGACCGCTTTGCGCCGTGTGCAGCGCGGCGCCAGGGCAGGGGGCGCACCCGTCTTCTCTGATCGGATACCCTAAAATTTCTTCCGCAATTTCTTTGTGTGATCTCATAATGCGCTCTCCTTTCTGGACGTTACCTCTTCCAGGCCAAAAGCCGCGGCATAGGGTTTCCGTCCTGATCACGGGGCGGAAGGTCAAAGAGGTACTTATTCATTCTTCGATTTCCAGCACTTTGAACTTGATCATCCACACCCAGGGATCATTTTCCGCCGCGCCGGCACCGTTGATGCGGTCCCACCACGTGAAAAAGGAGTCTCTGGCGCGGCAGCACATCCCGTCCGGAGACAGGTAGTTTTTCCAGCCGGTGGCGGACGTGTATTCATCGTAAAAAATTTCTTCAATGCCTTCCGCTATTGCTTCTGTTGTTGTAATTGCTCTTAACTGTTTTAATTCAATATCAGTTATTTCTAGCAATATACGGGATGCCGCCCGCGGCATGAACATGGCCGCTCGCCGCCGCAAGACAGATCTATCTGCCCAAGGTTCCATACCCGTTTTTTGATAGTCTTCCAGGCTTTGTTCTTTCAGGCGGCCCAGCCAAGCGGGGGCAGGGGCGCACGCCGGGAAACATACCCGCCGCATACCGTCCGCCAGGTATTCCACCTCAAAGCCGCCAAATGGCGGGAATAACCCCACTTTCCACGGTTCACGCACCCACAAACGATCCCCCGTCTTGCCGTAGGGGCATTTCACAACGGGGTTTAACCCTGGCGGGCAATCCCCACGTTTATCCAGGAAAACGGCGCGCCAGATCCCCGGATCTTCTTCCGTGAAATAGCATATTTTCCAGGCATCTTCATGTAGGGGGATCCTCCAGTCCGGCCAGCCATTGAATCGTTCCAGGCCCCGCGGGCGGCACGTTTGCGTTTTCCAGCCTCGCAGCAGCGCAAGTACCATGTCCGGGGAAAAGGGAATGGGGCGTTCCTTAATATGGGGTTTCATAATTTTTTGATAGTTATTTCTTTATTTCATCAATCAGGCGCAAAATCTCCTTTTTGTGCCTGTACATCACGTCCTCGCTGACGCCCAACCGGTCACACAATTCCCGCCATGTGAAGGAGCGGGGATCACCTATCCCAAGCATTTTGACCAGGATGCCGGCATTCAGGGCAATGTGCCACAGGGTCAGATCCATGCTGCCAGGATGCACGCGGAAAAGCCTGAAGAACTGTTTTACCACCTCTTCACGCTTCGCGTGGTAATATTCATCCAGCAACACAAGCTGATCATCCGTGAATTCATCCCGCGGAAAATCAGCGGGCAAGCCTTCCCCCGCTTCACTATCCGCCAGCGGGCACCCCGGCAGTTGTTCCATATCCTTCACACGTACCCGCAAGTACCAAGCTGCATATTTATTGCTCATGATTAAGTGTTAATTGTTAAGAATTCCCAGCTTGATCTTGTTTTTTTTCAGGGTCATGTGCAGATCCACAAACAGGGACGTTCCTATTTTCACCATGACTAGGGTTCCATTTTTCCGCCATTGGCGCAGGGTTTCGTTGCTGGGGGCGCTTTCCGGCAGGAACAAGCCCGGTGTTTTTGGCAGATCGTACAGGCGGCAAAAGCGGGGCAAGTATTTGATCTGATCCCCCGCCGTCTGTACGTTCCCCAGGGCCGCCACGCATTCAGGATTCATTTTTTCCATCTCTGTCAGGATTCCCTCCTTTCTGCCCTGATACCTTGACGATTACTCCGACAAGGCACAGCAATTCATTCAGACGCTTCACAGTGATTTCTGATACGTCCATGATTTGAGCCAAAAGGAGCTCTGATAAGATAGCTCCTGCTATCCCTTCCAGTTGTTCCCGTGGCATGCTTTCCACCATTCCACGGGCTGCACCCACAATATGTTCAATGACTTCTTTCCCTTTTGGATTGATCAGCCTTGTCTTGTAGATACGGGCTCCAGGCATTTTCCCGCCTGGGGCGGTCTGATTGTTTGCGGTATTGTTTTTCATTATTGTTGTATGTTGATATTTAGTTGTTATTGATTTTGATGCCGTAAGAGGCCAAAGCTTTTGAAACGCCCTTGATAAGAGGGTGCCCTTTTGAGGGATCACGTTCCGCAGCCTTCAGGGCTACGGCATACAAGCACATGACATGCACCAGGACTTGCGCCTTCATTTCTTCCGGCCATGTTGCCACGGCATTTACCATGCCATCATAGAGTTTTCCGCTGGATTCCAGCAGTTGTTCCTGGCACTGGCGGGCCTCACAATTTTTGTTAGTGTACATTATTGTGTAGGGCGAGGGTTAACCCAGGCTAAGATCCGGATCAGCGCCGTTTACCACTACCGGGCGCGGAACACCCGCAGCCCCTGCCGAGGGAATAGGGGCCGGAACCGAGGGCAACGCTGTCGCTAAGTGAGAATTTTCTCCCTTCCGGCGTTCTGCGGCTTCACGGATGATTAGTTTTGAAATATCCAACCCTTGCTGGGCTGCCTGTATAGCAAGTTTGCCATACTGGAGCACTGGGATTCGGAGTTCTAATTTATCATTTGTATAATGTTTTGCACTCATGACATCTAAATATTTAGCGTTATCGCAGTAAATGGTCAATAGAAATTTATCGCGTATGATAAGAAATATTTTTGTGCTTGCGATTTCATTAGCATTTCGCTAATAGTATCACATGGATTATTCAGTTCAGGAAATAAAGGATTGGCTGAAGCGCATTGGAAAAAATAGAAAATGGCTTGCTGAAAAATGCTTCGTTGCGAAGAGTACGGTAGATTGTTGGCTTGCTCCTACTCGTGATATCCCTCCTGCAAAAGTCGCATATATAAAAAAGCTTATGGAAGAATCTTGGTCTATCGGATCTTCTTCTCCTATCAATTATGATGCTGTGATAACCTTTCCGGTGCGGCTCACTCCGGAAGAATGGGAAATGCTTTTACCTCCGAATATAGATCCAAAAGACCACGCTGCGGCAGAAAAATACGTCAGGGATTTGCTACAATCCGTGGTTGATTCAACGCCCCCTATGCCGCGGCCTGAGGATGATGAATAGATATTGCTGGTTTTGTTTATTTCATTCATAAATTGGTAATTTCTTCTAACAAATAGATAATTACCCTAGAAGGTAATACTTTGCAATAAAATTTTCCCTAAAAGGTAAAATATCCAGAAAAAGCTTGTCAGTTTTACCCTATTAGGAAAAATGCGCGCATGGATGACATCAAGACTAGACTCAAGGATTTCCTGAAGGCAACCAGGATGACCAGGGAAGAGCTAGCCAGACGGAGCGGCGTCAAAAAGAGTCAAATTGATAAATGGCTTTCCACGGTTCCCATGCCTGATTCCCGGGTGAAATTTTTTGAACTTATCATGAAGGACTGCGGATACACGGCGCCGGAAGCCCCCGCAGAAATCAGAGTCCGCATTCATCCTTCCCAGTGGGAGAAATTCAAATTGGAAGCTGATCTTCACGGACTCACCGTCAATGAATGGACCGTTTCCGTATTGGATGCTCATGCCTCTATTCCGTGTAAACGCCGATAGACTCGTCATTTTCCATGTACTTGACAAATGGACTTGTTCCATTTATATGAGCCGGTCATGCGCTATATTCTTTTGTTTTTAGGCCTATGTTGTTTATGGCCCACAAATGGTGTTTCTCAAACTAGCAAAAAACAGGAAAAGATTGTATTGATTCCAAAAGAAAAAAGAGGAAGTGAGATTCCAGTCACTCTGCCTTTGTTTTTTTCCCGGAATACTCCCCACGGAATGCTGATGTACCGAACGAAAGTAGTTGCAAGCAAAGAATATGTGGAAGTTTCTTATGAAGTTGCAAAAAGCAGTGGGCTGACGGCTCACAAGAAGTCCAACGGAAAATATGAGATATATACTACTGTTAAAAAAGTAGTGAAGGATCCGGAAAAAATGATCCTTCTTGTTAATTATAAAGGCAAACCGTTGGCAACGGGTGAAATGGTGAAAATGATGGTAAAGAGGATTGGCGTGCTTGAGCAGACAGACGGTCGCACGTTCCCAGCTTACGCAGTGGAGCCATGACCGAACCCGGCAATTCAGAATAAAAAAGGCCGCCACCCCTTAAGGATGACGGCCTTCTTTTATAATGTGAGCCTCTATTTATTTTTGAACCAGATCCCCCAGCATACGGAGGCATCCGCGCTCACACCGGATGATAACCCGCTGGCATTGAATGATAATGTTCTGATACCGGACAAGGTAGCCAAACGCGGCCAGACAGGCCCCGGACAAGATCCCACAGGGTACGCCCATAAGGGCATATACCTTGATTATGGTAGGAGTATCGGAAACGGCTATCAGGATCGCCGCCAGGATCGCAAGAACACAGATCAATCCCCCTCCATAAATCAGCACGGAAACAACCCAGGAACCGCCGCTTTCTTGGATCTCTTCATCCAAAGCGGCATCCGGACGCACAACTTCTTTTGATGAGGCCTGCGCTGTCGGTGACATGGCTTGAGAAAAAGGGGCAGTCACATTATTCAAGGGTTGTGGTGCCGCCGGGGTAGCACTGGCTGGTGATGATGAAGTGCTAAATATTTCTCCATAAGGTTTCCATTTGTCTTCACCTGCCGGGCACACTAGTGTTTCAGCATTGATTTTCTTCTGGCCGGCCAGCAAAAACAGCCCTCGCCGGCTGAATGGGCCCTGGCTTCCCTCTTCGGGAATAAATACAAAATATTGATCTTGATCCATGACAAAAACCATTATTACTCCAGAAAAACCTATCTTGTCAATATCTCCCAGATTTAAACCTGACAGGGACAGAACAAATACACCGCCCTTGTATTCACTATTCCGTGATGATATATTCATGGAATGCACTCGAAAAGTGACATCAAGGAATGGATGAAGGAAAACGGAAAGACCTGTAAATGGCTCGCTGACCAATGCGGAGTCAGCATTCATACGGTTTACGGCTGGATGTCAGTCCGGCGGGAAATACCATCCAAGTCACTTGTTCGAATTCGGGAGTTGATGAGAGAAGCGGCCCCATCTTTGGGAGCTGTCAAAGGAATAAAAGCAGGCAGCTTGAAAGCCCTGCAACTGGAAAATACCATCCTGCGGGCATATATTGCATTGCACCTGAACCCAGGAGAAACGCTGGATCTTGATGAATGGATAAGAAGCAGCGTGGGGAATAAATGACCCCCTTAAATGTTGGAAAAATCTATTCTGCTTCACCTTCTAATGAGTTAAGCATATTATTTACAAACACTTGCATATCACGTACCATTTATTGCATATGAAAGTGCTCTCTCTCATTTTCGTTGTCGTGTCTCTCCTTGCCGCTTCTGATGCCCATCCTGGCGGCTTGGATGCCAATGGAGGTCATTACAATCGCAAAACGGATAAATACCATTATCACCGGAAACCGGTAAAACAGACCTCTAAAGCTCCAGTCGAAGAAAAGGCATACTGGATCAGCTCAACAGGCAAAACCCACAATAAAAGCTGTCGGTATTATCGTGCTTGTAAAGGGCATGCCAGTGATACCCCAAGTGGTGTGAATTGCAAAATTTGTGGAGGAGCTAATCATTAATTTTTATTAAAATCACATATCGGTATTTCAATATATGAATTACATGATGGCTATAATAGCAAATCCTTATCTCACTATTTTAAGTGGAATAACATTCGGTATATTATACTCTGCCCTTGTTGTATTTTTTATACAGATTAAAAAGAAAAAGGCTATTGACTACAATAAGGATTTAACAAGAGTGATGCAAGACAATAAAAGAAGAATGTCGCCAGCATCAAGAATAAAAAATAACTTTACTGAAATACAAATAAGCCTTCATAGCACACAGGACACTATTCAAAAAGTTTTGGAAGATATAGAAAAACAAATGAAATTGTTTCAAAAAGAAAAAGAAAAATCTGAACAATTTAAACAAATAGCATCTATTAATGAAGAACAATATTCCGCATTTGAAAGATCGTTAATTCATGTTGTAGAGCAACAAAACGAAAAAAATAATAAACTCAACCTCAAATGGGGTATAATATTTTGCGTATTAAGTGCTATCTTAGGGAACCTTCTTCCTCCTATATCTAGGGTATTCTCCTCTATATTTTCATAAAGTATTAATTGTAATTATTCACATTATGAGAACAGACTTACATTCTTTTAAGCGGGCAAGAGGTGCATCCAGAGATGAACAGGCAGTATGGCTGCGATTCATCCGCACATGTAAGAGGAATAAAACTCTACGTTATATCTTCATCATCATTTTATTGCTGTTTGTCATCTTTTATATATGGGCTACGAACTTTCTCAATCTAAAAGATCTTAGTAAAGTTGGTGATGCATTCAACATTCTCAATACTTTTTTTACCGCTCTTGCGTTCATAGGTCTTATTATCACGATTCTCTTACAAAGAAAGGATTTGGCGCTACAGCGTGAAGAACTGAAATTGCAGAAGGAGGAACAGAAGCGTCAAGGTGATGAACTTGAAAAGCAAAACAGAGTAATGAAAATTCAGCAATTTGAAAGTTTTCTTTTTAAGCAAATGGAATATCTGAATTATTTAAGCAATAATGTACGGATAAATGGAAATTCTGGAACTGATATTTTTAATGAAATAGTAGATAATGTTAGAGATTATTTAAAGATTATTCAATATTGTGGATTAGTTGATTTACCGGTTTCGCAAAACTCAAGCTATAAAATAAATGAATATAAAAAGAACTGTCGATTGTTTGTGAAAAATTTTAATGATTTGCTTGCTTGGTCAAATAAATTTTACTTTCTAATTCGTTATGTTAATGAAGCTGATTTTTTTAATGAAATAGAAAAGGATGTGTATTTTTTAACTATTATGGATAATTTTTCTGATAGGCAAAAATATCTGCTTCAAATCATGGGACAAATTTCTTGTAATAAACTGCAACACAAAATGGAAGAAGAATTAAGGAAAGGCGGATATTTTCATATGGAACCCAAATTGATTTTCGGTGAAGAATATGAAAAAAATAGGAGAATATTTAAAGAAAGTATTGGGTTGGTATCATAACGTTATGATAATTTTTATTGTCATAGATGCGGTAAAGTTCTGAATCTACGGGAAAATACAGCCGTTCTGGTCAGATAACCTGCCGCCGTTAGTCTTGCTTGACAAACGCCCGCTTGACAAATCCGGAGGAAAGGGCTCAGTAAAGGCATATTAGGTCAATGTAGTCTCAATCATTGATTCCTTTTTACGATAAAAATAAAAAAGTTCACAAAGTATACTTTTTGCTTGCTAAAAGAACACAATGTACTAAATTACACTCATGCCACGGAAGAAACGAGAGTTAAGGAAAGACCTTCTCAAAGCGGGTTTCAAGGAATTCCCCGGTAAGGGTTCCCACCGGGTGTTCAGGCTGGGGGCCCTGTCATGGGTGCTCAGCGGACAACTGGGGGACGATGCTGACCACTACCAGGAAAAAGCCGTGAAGAACCTGATGGAGCAAGCCAAAAAACAAAGGAAGGGTGAATAACCCTTCCTCCACTCTCAACCCTGGCAAAAAAATTAGTAAGATATGAAAACGAAAACACACTACACCAGAATCATTTACTGGTCTGATGAAGACGGAAAATACCTGGGAAGGCTCCCGGAACTCACCCCTTATCCCTGCGTAAGCGGTCAAACCGTGGAAGAAGTCAATTCCGAACTGGATCAGGCCGAGGAAGCCTTACTGGACGCCCTGGGGGATGATCTTCCCGCCAGGGGGATCCGGGTAGTTGTTCCGGGCTCCCGGCGGAATTGGATTGTAAAAAACAAGGTAGCCAAATTGCGTCAATCCCTGGACATGGGGCAGAAAGAATTTGCTGCACTCCTGGGCACCTCCATATCCACCTTGAAAAAATGGGAAAGCGGGGAACGCACTCCATCAGGAGCGGCGGCCAAACTCCTGGAAGTGCTGGAACGCAATCCGGACGCCGTTTTAACCAAGTAACAAAAAAGGCGCCCTCCAAACGGGGGTGCCTTTCTTTTTGCCGGCATTTACAGCCGGGCAAACTGGACGTGCATCCAGTCATAATCACGCTCACGGCCCAGGGAAACAGCTCCGTGCGCCTCCCATATCTGCCACCACTCTTCACACTCCGGACGGGAAAGCCCGGCGTGGGGGGCCTTGCAGGAATAACTGTTCCGCTCCGGATCAAAGTCCAGGGCAATCCCCCAGGCGTGCATGCTCTTGCTTTTGCCGGTGGCCGTGCTGCGGTCATTGTAGGATCCGCCGTACTGGTCCAGGTGCAACGCACGGATGCGCTCCAGGCCGTACACTTCCAGTACTTCCGCCAGGGCCTCCTTGACGTCCTGGGCGATTGCCTCATGCACGCGGATCGTTTTCACGGGCCGCCCCTCATAATACAGGGGGTAGGGCGGGGCAATGGAAACAAGGTTGCCTTCATCCCCTGGCCGGCCAAAGATGGACAGGCCAGCCCGGACGGACGCCTGGGAAGGCCAGGAACGGGGCAGGGCAATATCCAGGGCGGCGGCAATGCCGCGGGCCGTGGCAGGGCCTGGGATGCCGTCAGGAGCCACCTTCACGGCGGCCTGGACCGCGGACCATATTTCATGACAGCGCAATTTCAGGGCAACGGCGGCCAGCGTTTTAGGCCCCGGCAAGCCGTCCGGAACCAGGTTTAACGCCCGCTGGACGGGTTTGAAGTCATCACATTCTTTGATAATCATAGAGTTATTTTTCTAATTTTCTTTCAATTCCATTGATGCGGACGGCCAATTCCTGCAGGGCTTTCCCCGTTTCCATCTGGGCGGCGGATTGTTCGTGCATGACGGCAAGCATTTTGTCATTCCAGGAGTCAAATTTTTCGCCCATCCAGTACGCCACCCAAAACCCCGCGATCATGCACGCGGTTGTTTTGTGCCTGTCAATACAGTCTACGAGTTTTAAATACCATTCGGCAGCCTTGCACATGACTTACTTTTTCAAGGATTGCACGACGGGCGGAACAGCCGTTTCCGGCTGGGCCTGGGAATAGGACAAATGCCCCGGTTCCAGCACCAGGCAGGAACCGTCCTTGCAGATTACCGTCTTGCCCTGGGTAACGTCCACGTTATGCCCGCACCCGGCCAGGGACATTCCCAAGCCGCCAATGACGGCGCCGGCGATGCCTGCTCCGGCCCAGTACAGAGCTTTTTTCCACCAGACGGCCGCGCCGGAAGCCTTGATGCCGAGATAGTCTTTCACGTCACCAAGCGCGTGCTTGCCAATGATGGGCAGGGCCTCTTCAGCGACATATCGCCAGCCTAACCTTTCCGCCGGAAGAAGATTATCCCAGGGGATATACGGGTCTCCTGCCCGAATGAACGTTTCATACATATCTTTTGCGATTGCATCAGTATGATTGCATTGATTGTTAGTATTCATAGTTATATTTGTTTACTTGTTAGGGATAGTGAAGTGTTTGAAAAACGCCACGGCAGCAAGGCTCGTGATCGTGAATTCCGGGTAGTCCGCAATGGTGAACATCCGGCGGCCGCCCTGGGGATTGATGGCCTCGACGGTTAGCTCCACGGCCTCAATCTCTATCTCCGCGGGGTCAAATGGCTCATCCGGTGCAAGAGCGGTTACATGCCCCAGCCGCGCCCACACCTGCGCCGCCTGCCACGGTTCCGCCAGTCCCACCAGCGCGGCCACGACGGCGGACATAGCCGGGGCCTGATCGGCGGGTATGTCGTCCTGGGTGTAGCGATCCGTGTGTGTGTAGCTGTCCGCATCCTGATAGATGGCCGTCAATGTGAATTTGTCCCGCTCGCTGGGCTGGGGGAACTGTATTTGTATTTCTGCGTTCATCCTATTGGCACGTTAATATCTTCAAAATCAGTCGTTTCTTCGGTTTCAATGGCATTTTCGGCTATCGCGGCCAGGGCATAGTAAACCGGGTTGACATTGCCCGGTTGGTAGTTGGTGCGCTCCGCAGACCCGACAAGGATAGCAACGCTACCGTCTGCAATCCCCGGCACGTCTGACACGATGCGGTTAAACCCCGTCCCCGTCTCAAAGGTTGTAACGCCGCGGACCGTAGCAATCATCCACAATTGCTGAATGCTACCGCTTCCGGTCAGCAACCACAATGCACCGTAAGTATCACCATAATCCCCCGCAATGTAGGAGCGTGGCTCATATTGCTGATAGATGATCTTGTTGACGATGTAGGGAATTGGCTCATTGCCGGAAGCCGGGATAAAGCTGGTTGTGGTTTTAACCTTCCAGATCTGCGTGGACTCGGTACAGTATATTTCACGGACGCGGATCACATAGCCATTGCGGGCCGTATCGCGCACATTATCAAACGTAATATCCAGTATCTCCCCGGTATTGTACGCCAGATTATTACCGGGAATGATGCTGTATGAGTCCAGGGATAAATCTTGCCGCGGCGTCTTGCTCCCGCGCCCAATATCTACGGTGATTTTGCCAGCCGCCGTTAATTGGTAGGGGATGGAAAATCCGGCGAAACTGGAATAATTCCATTGGCCGTGCGGCCCCGTGAAAGTATGTATAACAGTACTGTGCGTATTGGCCGGGACGTTTGTCTGCGCGTACTGGCCAGGTATCAGAATTTTAGTAAATGCCGTACCTGTCGCCGTAATAGCGCCCGTGTTCAGGTAGACATGCTGTGTATAGATGTTGGTTGCTCCGGCCATGCCTGCGGCATACAGGCGGTTGACGCCCATCATGTCCGTTGGAGCCCCGGCAGCCAGCGGGATATTGATGCCGCCATTGGCGTTGATCATGGCGTCATAGGTCTGCGGCTGTGTCCAGTTATAGGATCCGGCGGGATTCACGTCTCCCGGATCTCCTTTCTCACCGGGCGCACCCTGGGGCCCTTGAGGCCCAACCGGGCCGCGTTCTCCTGTCTCCCCCTGGGGCCCTTGCGGTCCAACCGGTCCACGTTCGCCTGTCTCCCCCTGGGGCCCTTGCGGTCCAACCGGGCCGCGTTCTCCTGTCTCCCCCTGGGGCCCTTGCGGTCCAACCGGTCCACGTTCGCCTGTCTCCCCCTGGGGGCCTTGCGGTCCAACCGGGCCACGTTCGCCTGTCTCTCCCTGGGGCCCTTGCGGTCCAACCGGTCCACGTTCGCCTGTCTCCCCCTGGGGCCCTTGAGGCCCAACCGGGCCGCGTGCGCCTGTCTCCCCCTGGGGGCCACGGGGGCCTTGCCCCAGGATGATTTCCACCCGGCCCGTTTCCGCGGCGGGTATGGTGGCCGTCACATGCCATTCCTGCCGCCGCTGCGGATCCGCGGGAGTGACCCGCGGGGCAATGTCCATTTCCCCTTTCAGGATCGGAAATTCCGCCCCGGAAGGGAAGGCAAGGAAAACGTCATAAAAAGCCCATCCGGCGGCAAGCCCCGGAAAGTTAATAGTAATGCAGTTATCCGCAGAAATGGCACTGCATTTCAAAATCCGGCCACACACGCCGCCGCCCCGGCAAGCGGCCCGGATGGTGCAGCCGGATAGATCCACATTCGGCGGGGGAACAAGCGTTAAAACCAGATCCCCCGGCACGTGCGCCGTGGCGTGAATATTGAATGTAGCGGGCTCTTGCATATACTTATATCCCTGCTGTCTCTTTTGGCTTTTATTTCGCCATGACGATTTGTCCGGGCTGCCAGCGGTCCAGAATTTCCTTTATTTCCTTGAGCGTCATAGTTTGTTTCTCTGTTGCTCCCAGGATGGACGATGACATGCCCAGGCTCTTTCCGCCGTTGCCTACCTCAACGCCGCTCTGCTTGATAATGTCATTCAGGCCGGGGCCTTCCCCCAGGGCTTTCTGACGTTCCTGGATCCGGTCCAGGGCTACGTCACGCCGGGCCATGCCGGCGGCGTCCTTTTCATCCATGCCCGCGGATTTGTAGCTTTCCGTTTTTTCCCGCAGGGCCATTTCATCCCGGATCTTTTGCGCCCGCTTGTCCAGCCCCGCAATTTCCGCGGCAAGCAAGTGTTGATTCTGCCGGGCTCCGGATTCCATTTTTTCATAATCCTTCCGGGCGTCAGCCAGTTCTGCATATTTTTTCCGCAAGTCGTCCAGGGCTTTAATCTGCTTCATAATGGCGTCCGTTGGCTCCTGCCTGGACAAATCCGCAATGCGGGCCGTGATGCCGTCCATCCCAGGGGCGGCGCCCATGCCACGGGCCTTCTGGTCCAGCCATTCCCCACGTTCCCGGAGACTCTGTTTTTTGTATGTCCGGTCAGATTCACTTTTCATCCAGGCTTCTTCCAGTTCCCGGAGTTTCTTCCGGTTCTGCTCCGCCTGCTTTTCCGCCTTTTCCCGCTCTTTGGCGAGTTCTGCCAAGCGCTTTTCCGTGGCGGCCTGTTCCTGGATCCGGGCCAGGGCTTCCACGCGGGCGGACTTGTACACGGTGTAAAGATCCGTCAGGCTATCCACCACGGCGGCTTGATTTTTCCAAGCTTCCGATTCTGTGCCGGCATCCGCAGCCACAGCTTCCAGTTCTTCTTCCGCACGCCGCAAATTATTCAGGATCCTGTCTCCAACTGCGTTGACGTCCGTTTCCGTTTTGGCCGTCTTCATGCCCTCGTCAAACGCTCGCCATTCATTGTCAAGAAATTGCCCCTTCCGCACACGATCCCCCGCCAGGGTGCGGGCCTCATGATCATCTTCCGCGCCGGCGGGCGCTGCCGGCGCTCCGGCAAGCTGCCGGTAAATGTAGGCGATTCCCTCACCAACCGCCACCACGGCCAAGCCAACGCCCGTTGAAATGATGGCGGACTTAATGGCGATCATGGCGGCGCGGACGGATGCCGCAATTCCCGCGGCGGCGGCGCGGACCACGCCCGCAGCGGTGGCCGCCCCCGTCCGGATCGTGTTCCACAAGCCCGCCCAACTGCCCTTAGCGAGCAATACCCAGGAGGACATTGACGTAAGGCTGCCTTTTGTCTGCGCCATGGCCGCCACCATTTGAGACCGGGACGTGAGAAAGGCCGCCCCGATCCCCAAAATGGCCGTTGTGACATGATCCGCATTATCCGCTATAAGGGCCAGGGCGGGCCCTACCGCTTCGCCGAATGCTATTGCCGCATCAGCGGCCCGGAAAAGAAGATCCCCCGCTTTTTGGCCCCATTCTGCGGCTCCGTCCCCCCAGCCCACCAGCCGGGAGTCTACTTGCTCCATCAGGGCGCTTAATGGTTCCAGCAAGCCGGCGCCAAAATTTTCTTGCAGATTGCCCCAGGCGTTTTCAAAACGTTTCAGCAATCCTTCCCAGCTTTTCCCCACTTCCTGTTCCGCGTCTTTCAGGGCGCCGCCGTCTTTGGCAAGCTCACGGATGGCCGCGGCCACGTCGTCAAAGCCAATGCCTTCTTTCAGTTTTTCCTTCAGGGCCTCCCCGGACAGGCCAGACGTTTTTTCCACGGCTCCCAACAGGTCCACCTGGGCGGCGTTGAACGCCTCCATGATTTCCGACGTAAAACCCTTCAGGCCCCCGGATCCCTTGACCATGGCGGCCACCAGGGCATTCATCTTGCTCTGGTCCCCCTGGGCAATCGTAGCAAGCTGGCGGACCAGATCCGGCGCAAAGCTTTCGGAGATGCCGCCCCGGATTAACTGGGCGGCATTTTTGAACATTTCCGTGGGGGTGTATTGTGACGTCAGGGCCCATTCATTGATGTTTTCAAGAATGCGGTGCGCTTCCGCTGCGCTGCCCGTCAGGCCCGTCAGTTCTTTTTCCACGCGCTGGATAGCGGCGGATGGTGCCACAAAATCAAACGCCTTTTGGACGGCCCCGTCAATAGCGGCAAAAGCCGTTGAAACCATGTCTTTTACACCTGTAAATGCAAGGCCCAGCCGCGCCGTTTTGGCCGTGGTGGAATTCACCAGGACGTCCATGGACTTCTGAATTTCCGTCAGGGCTTGCTTGAATTCGGCGGAATCCGCTCCCAGTGTTACAGTTACATCAGACATGACGACAAGAAACGGTTAAAAGCCCAGGAATCGTTCCACGCGGTCCATGGTGGCCCGGGAACTGTTTTTGGAAAACAGGGCATACCGGGATCCGGTCCGGACCAGCACCATGACTTCCTGTTTCTTCACTTCGTCCACCAGCCGCCGCTTGTTGTGAAAGCCCGTGATGATATAGGCCAGGGGATCCAGATTGTTCGGATCATTCAGCCAGTTCCAGTCTTCCCACCGGGCCAGCACTTGATCCATGGTGTATTTCCCGTCACGGCTGCGTTTTCCAAACCACCATGTGACCGCCC